CCGGCAACGCCGCCGGCGCGATCTTGAGGCCGAGGGCGAGGACCGTCTGCTGGGCGTCGAGCACCAGCGGCCCACACGCGACGTTGAGGCCTTTGAGCGCGGTCGGCACCGCCTGGATCGCATTGACCCCGTCGCGCCCCTCCTGAAACGCGGTGAACAGTCCCTTGGGCGCCGTGCTCGGGATCAGGTTCGGCTGCGCCTGGATCACCGGAACCAGCGCCTCGTAGCACGTCGCCGCGAGCGTGTCGTGGTGCGCCTTGGCGTCGGCATCGGCGGCCTGCAGATCGGCGACGGTAAATTTCTGCAACGTCGTCTGCACCTGGCCGAGCCCGCCCGGCGCCGCCGTACTGCCCGTGCCGCCGCTGGCGGCACAAGCACCGACCAGCGCGGCCAGGCAAAGCGGGATGAGATTTCTGCTCACTGGTTCCCTCCATTGGCTGAGGCCTTCGGCCCGCCGGCGCGGTCGGCGACGAGCAGACGCGTCGCCAGCACCTCGATCTCATCGATCGTCGGACCGCTCTGCTGCGGCAGGACCACCTTGAGCGTGCCGATCGCGCCCAGCGCGGCGGGGATCGAGGTGGCGAGGGCGGCGGTCCCGCCCGCCGCCTCGAACGCGGCGAGGCCGGCGAGGATCGCCAGGCCGACCACGGTCAGCGGCAGCGGCGGCCAGCTTTGCAGCTGGGCCCACAGGGTCTTCATCGGGGTTCCTTTCGGGTGGTTGAGCTTGGCTGGCTTGCCGGCGGGTCAGCCGGCCGGGCGGGTTCCGCTCCGGTGCCACAGGCGCAGCGCGTCGCGGGTGCCGACCCAGACCGAGCGGTCGACCGGCCCGGCGATTCCGGGCACCGCGCCGGCCGGGGTGTATTGATGAAAATCGTACGGGCGCGCGGCGTCGCGGCCCGGCGGCAGGCGCGGCGCCCGGGTCACCAGGCTCGCGTAATCGCCCGGCGCCTCACCGCGCGGGTATTCCGGCAGAAACAGCGGCCAGCGCGATAGCGCCAGATTCGCGGCGCGAAGCTGGGCCCAGCCGTAATAGCCGACCGGGTCGCGCCCGGTCGCCTCCGACACCGCCGCGCCAATCATGACAAGCCCAGCGACGCTGGCGACGGTCTCCCAATCGAGCATCGCCGGCATCCCGGCCGCGAGCCCGGCCGCGGCGATGAAGTGCCGGGCCTGGTCCGCCGCCGCCCCAGCATCGACAAAGTGATACGGCACGGCGAGGATTCCGACCGCCTCCGCGGCCGCACGGTTTTCGGCAAAGCGCGGATCGACGAACCGGGCGCCTTCGCTGGCCTTGATAAAGGCGAGCGCTATGCCGGCGCCGGCGACCGCGTTCCAGTCGATATCGCCGTTGTAATGCGACACGTCGATGATCCCGTCGAGGACGGGCGAAGGCAGGCTCATCGTATCCCTCGCGAGTGATCAGGGATGGCCGAGGCCGCGCGCGGTCAGCGCGCCGAGCACCCCGGAGATGCCGCTCAGCAGCGCGGTCAACGCCATGCGCCAGCGGTGATGGGTGCGATCGGCCGAGAAGCGGGCCGCCTCGTCGCCGGCAAGCCGCAGTTCGACGGCCCTGACCCGACGGTCGAGCTCGGCCAGCTCGCCCGAACGCGAGCGCAGGTCGCTTCGCAATTCGTCGATCCGCTGGCCGAGCGCGCGCACCTCGGCGCACAGCACACCGAGCGCGCGATCGACGCTGTCGCTGTCGATTGCCATTGGAGTTTTCCTGAAAATCCGACTCTCGGAAGGCGTCGGCGCAGTCGAAGGCGCTTACGCTCGTTTGAGCGCGCGGGAAGCCGCGAATTGCGGGTCGAACAACGCAGCACCGCGCAACAGCCAAAGCTCGGAGACTGGCGGTAGATCCGCCACGGCGTTTGCCGCCGCGTACCAAGTGGCGCCGCGACGGTCGGGCTCGTCCCTCGTGCCCTCAGCAGTGGGTGACGATGCCGTCGGTGACGGTGAGGGTGGTCAGGCTGACGGTGCCGGCCGCGCAACTCACGCCGGCCGTACCCGCGGCGACATAGCCGCCCGAGGCGTTCACCTGGCCGCCCTCGACATCGAGCAGATAGCTGGGCGTGCCAGACCCGATTTCCACCTGCCCGTTATTCGCGACAAACAGCCGCTGCACCGGTGAGGTGGTGCCGTCCTGGGTCGTGTAGAACGAGATGTTGGTGCCGGTGTCGCTCCCCGTCCAGTTGTCGTCGGCCCGCATGTGAATGGTCGCCGGGTTCGGCACGACAAAGCCCGATCCGTTGTAGCCGGAACCGGCGAGGATGAAGATGTCCATCCCGGCGGTCGTCGCGGTCGGGCTGGCGACCGACCCGCCAAAGCCTTTGCCTTGAAAGGCCGGGCCCGGATTGACGCCGGCGCTGTAGATGTCGACGCGCTCCTTGTTGCTGTCGCCTTGAATGATGAGCGAGCCGAAACCGGCGCCAAGCGGGTTGAGCGAGCTGTCGACGACGAGCGGGGCAGTCGGCGAAGACGTGCCGATCCCGACCAGCCCGCCGCCGGTGATGATGCCGCCGCCCGGCAGCGTCGTCGTGCCCGACAGCGTGCACCCGGAACAGGCGAGGCCGGTCTGGCTGGTGGCGATCGACACCGCGCCGGTGTTCGACACCGACAGCCCGGTGCCGAACGTGATCGGGCCGGAAACCGTGGTCTGCGCGCGCGCCGGGCCGGCGAGGGCCGCAGCGAGGGCGAGCGCTGCCCACGCGCTGGTCTTTCCCCACGCGCTGGTCTTTGCGATGCGCCGCATCAAAACCTCCGATACCAGGTGTTGTTGGCCGCGCGATAGCGCCAGCCGCAGCCGCCGTTGGCGGCCAAGAGGAACGGGCCGCCGCCGTTGACCGTCTGCCCTGCGGCGGGCGACACGCTGAGCGCGGTGATCGCCTGCGTGCTCGATACCTCGAAGACCTGCCCATCATTGGCACTGGGCGGCATGACGACGGTGAGACTGGCGAGCGGCGCCGTCGGATCGATCACATAGGCGCCGAGATAGGCCGGCGCGGTCAGCGTCGCGCCGCTCGTCGGCTGCTCGTAGGCATAATTGCCGCCGCCACTCGCCCCGACCTGGTGACCGCCAGCGGTCGCGCCGTCCTGCACGTGCAACGAATAATCGTCGGTGTTGACGACGAGTTCGCCGAGCGGTCCAGTATAGGCCGCCACCGCGGCCGAGTTGCCGCGGGCAAGCTGAACCTGGGTATGCGACATCAGGGTATCATCCCGAAATTGACCGTGGCACCGACCGCGACCGAAACCGCGCTGAAATCGGCCGTGGCGATCATGCTGCCGCCGACCTCACCCCAATCCTCGTTGGTGCCGGCGGCCAGCCCGGCGATGACAGGACCGGCGAGCGGATTGTTGCCGGCACCGTCGAGCGCGATGCTGTACGCAGTCACCGTGGCGAGGCTTTGCAGTTGCTGACCAAAGATGTTGAAGCCCGGAAGCTTCAGATACACCGTCTGGCCGACAAAGCTCGCCGGATAGGGATAACGGAACACTGCCGGGTCGTTGGGACCGATCCGGCCGAATTGCGACCCGCCGCCGTGCGCGCCGATCGCGGTGCCGTAAAGCCCGCGCCGCAGATAGGTGAGGTTGTAGTGGTACGCCGCGGTCAGGGTTGCGGTCTCGAACGCCACCAGCTCGCCGCCGCAGTAGCACAAAGTGACAGAGTTGTCGGCGTCAGTCGTCGTGCCGGAGATCAGCTGGCCCTGGCTTTCGCTCAGATCGACTGCCAGCGTATCGGCGGTATCCGGGTCGGGGTGCGCCGGCAGCACGGCCGTCAGCACCCCCTGACGGCCGCCCTGATAGATCGTGCCGGCAAAGGCATAGGTGTTGCCGTCGCTCGAAATCCACACCTGACAGCCGCCCCAATCGGTGCCACCGGTCGCCAGCACCCAGACCTCGGTGACGCCGGCAGTCAGCCCGGGCGGCGGCTCGAACAGGATCGGCGCGTTGGTATCGCCGGGGTCGACAAACGGGTCGAGCGGCGCCCCGGCGCTCGCCTGCTTGGCATGGGCGGTCGCGGTGCCGACCCCGATCGGCGCGATGGTTCCGGGCATGTTACGGCGTCACCCCGGGGATTTCTTCGGCGGTGACTGTCAGTTCACCGTTGTCGTTTTCCTCGATCTGGGTGATGCGCACCGGCGCGGAGGCGAGGCCCAGCGCGGTGTCGCTGATCAGCACGATGTCCATTGGTTCGAGCAGGGCATAGCGCCACCCCAGCTTGAATTGATAGGTGTTGCGGATATAGGCCTTGCGCTGCAGTTGCAGCTGCGCCGAAACGGTGGCGGCCGCTGGGTTGGTGAACTGGTGCGCCTGGATCGATGGTTCGGTGCGCAGCCCGTACTGGTCGATCAGCCCTTGATCGAACACCGCGATGATCTGCGGGTTGTAGCTGTTGGCCGCGTCCATGTATTCGAGCGACAGCCAGTTGGCCGCCTGTGCCGGGTCGCTGCGGGTCAGCAGCACCGGATCGCTGGCTCTGTCGCCGCTCTTTCCCCACGCCAGAAAGTCGCCGTCGCCGAGGCTGTATTGCCAGGTCAGATTCGGCGTCCAGCTTGCGCCGTTGGCCGACAGCGCCTGGTCGCCATAGGAGATGATGCGCAACGTGTTGCCCGACCACACCACCGCCGAAACCGTGAGGTCCGCCAGTTCCTGAAGCCAGCGCGCCGCCGGCTGCTGCCGGTCGAGCAGCAGCGACATCGCCAGCCCCGCCGCCTGGCAGTAGTTCCCCCAATCGGCGATCGCCGCGGCGTCGAGATTGCCGGCCGGAAACCCGGCGCCGTAGCGCGGGTTGGTCAGCAGGTCGGTGGTGATCTGGTCGGGCCGCGCGTCATTGGGAAACGACGCGCCGGCGCCGCCGACGAGAAACCCGGTGATCTCGAATGAGATGTTCGGCATCGCCGGCGAGTTGCCGAGCTGCATCGGCGTGCCGGTGCTGTATGCGGTGCCGGAATAGCCAAGCACCGGCTGGTTGGAATCGCCGCTGGCGAAGACCGGGTCGGCCGCCTGCCCGTCATTGCCGACATAGCCGTTAAGCCCGGCTTTGCCGAGCCCGACCGCGATGCCGCCATTGGCCCAGATGCGGTTGCCCGAACTGCTGCCATAGATCGAGCCGGTGAACGCGACCGGCCCCTGGCAGATTCCCATCGCCACATCGACCGCATATTGCTGCTGGCCGGAGCCCTTCTTGCCGCCCCCGCCGCCCAGCCCCTTGCCGCCCTTGCCGCCGGCCGATCCGGTGAAGCCCCAGAACTCCAGCAGGTTGATCGTCACCCGCTGGGTGCCATAGCAGATCGCGATCGGGCTGCCGGCCTGGCTGGTGTTGTAGCGGAACGATCCGACCTGCGGGTGGTCGAAGGCGTTGACGAATGGCGTCGGCCCGCCGCCCTTGCCGCCGGGAACCAGGTCAATCATCGATCACCCCGAAACAACGCACCGCCCGATCGGCGAGCGGAAATCGCGTCGCGTCGCCCCACACGACCCGCCCGGCCGCCCAATAGGCATGGATCACCCGCGGCCATTGGATGACGATGGCACCGTGTGAAAACGTTCGGCCAAAGCGGAACACGCTCACGTCGCCGGGCAGCGGCGGCCGATCGACTTCGCGCGCGTACATCAACAGGCGGTCAAGGTAGCGCTCGGCATCACGGTGCAGGTGCCAATCCGGCGGGTAATAGCCGGGGTCGACGTGCGGGGTAAGCCCGCAGCACTCGTACACCTCGGCCAGCAACATCGCGCAGTCGACGCCGGCGCCCTTGACCCGCCCCTGGTGGTGAAACGGCGTGCCCAACCAGGTGGTGGCCTCGGCCACGATCGCGGTACGGATCGTATCTGTCATCCCCATGTCACACCGCCAGCTCGGGCGGCGGGATGTACGGAAAGCCTCCGTAATGGTCGAGATTGTTGAAAATGTTCTGGCACGTCGCGACGGTGTGGTCGCAGCCCGGCATCAGTCGAAACGTGTCGCCGACCGCGACCGGATAGAGCCACGCCTTGAGCAGCGACACGGTGCCGCCGGTGAGCCGGCCTATCGTTCGCGCCAGCCCGGCATTGGTGCCGCTGACGCCGACGATCGTGCCCTCGTCGTACAGCGTCGCCGGGGTCGGCGAGAGGCTGGTGACGATCTGCGACTGGGTCGAGCCCGCGAGCGCAGGTTGCGTCGTCGCCAGGCTCGTCCGGTCGAACGTGCACATCGCATCGCCGAAGACATGGGTACACGCCGCCTGATAGAGCCGCCGCGGCATCTGCTGCACCGCCAGGAGGTTCATCAGCGACTTGACCTTGAAGGCAATCGTCGTGCGGCCGACATCGGTCTCGGCGACCCGGCCGCAAAACCACACGATCGCGCCGAGCGACATTTCCAGCCCGCCGCCCGCCGCACCCGGCGGCGCGAAAAACCGGTCAAGCTCGATCGTCGCGCCATCGAATTCGCCGACCCGCACCGCCTCGGCAAACGTGAACGCGCCGATCATGTCTTCGGCGCCGGCCAACACCGAGATATCGAGTTCGGTCGGCTCGATCCCGACCTTGGTCGTCACCATCGAGCGTCCGAACCGGGGCCCGAGCGCAAAACTGGTATAGCCGGTGGCGTTGTAGTTGAGGCTGCCGGCAGGAAACGCCGTGCCGGGGATGGTCAGCGCGGTGGTCCACCCGGAATAGCGCAGCACCGATCCGCTCGGCAGCGCGAAGGTGTACAGGTCGACGATCACAAAATCGTCGTTCTGCGCCAGGTAATTCTGCAGCGCCGCGGACGCATCTCTCATAGGAACACCGATTGCAGCTTGATCTGCTTGAGCGACCACAGTTGGTACAGAAAGTTCTCGAACTCGGTGGTGTCGTCGGCAAAGCGAACGCGAAAGTAATAGGTGAAGTCGGCGCTGACCGATTGGCCTGCCGGCGGCGGCGTGGTGAACGTCACCAGCCCGCTGGTGGCATCGACCGAATACCCGCCCGGGCTTTGCCGCACCCCATTGAAGTAGACGTCGGCGACCACGTTCGGCGCGGTGATCGGCTCGGCAAACCCGCCGCCGGGCAGCGCCGCGCCCATCGTCCGCATCAGCTGGAACGCGGCCGTGCTGCCGTCGCCGGTGCCGAGCATCTGGCCGGTTACGCTGTTGTCGCTCGGGTCGGCGAACAGGAAAGGCTGAAAGGCGCCCTGCTGCTCGAGGAAGAACCCCATCAGCGTGCGCAGCTCGTCGTAGCCGGTGCCCTGCCCGGCGCCGCCGCGCGCGTCCCATTGGTCGCGCAGCAGCGAATAGGTCAGCGTCCAGGTCCAGATCGGGTTCGGCTGGTCGAGCGCGCGCAATTCGCGTCCCGACACCGCGCGCTGGATGCGGGTCGCGAAGCGCGGCTGTTTGCTGACGCTCCAGG